CCAGAGGCGTTTACATTTAAGCTCAAAAGTATATGGCCATACTCCCTTGAGGGAGACCTGATTTTCTAGGGGTGCGTTGGCTGCGAAATAAAGGGAGCCGGCTCCCATTTTGGTTATAGTAAATTCTTTCGTGATTGCTGGAAACTGAATTTCCACCGCAGAAGAGGGTAGTATCGAACCTGCGACCACGAAAGGTCGTGGGGCTGCCTGATATTGTGCGGCATCGTTTATTGATGGTTTAAATGTGTAGTAGTTGCTCATATCTTTACCCCTATGGTTCCGTAATTCCTGAGCCTGTCAGGTTGTATTCTTCTTCAATTCCCGTTAGGCCGGCGATGAGAGCAATGGCTATTGATATCGGCGGACTAGATACATTGGTTAGAAACAGCTCTCGACACTTCAAGTGAAGAGTGTGTGGAGAGTTCGTTGCCAGAAGCGTAATCTTGTTCTCGGCTGGGGCGGTTGCGTTAAAGAACAACTCCACATCTCTGTTGGCCATAATTGTAACTGTCCTCGTCACAGCTGGGAAGCTGAAAGTTTCCGTAGCTCCAGATGCAACTAGTCCCGATGTTTTAATCCAGGGTCTGCCAGAGGCGATATATTGACCAGTGGAACCAATGCTTGGTTTGTATGTATAATAGTTGCTCATACGTTCTTCTCCAATGCCTTCTTCTTGGCAAGCTTCTTGGCAGCATCTCTTTTCGCCTTTGCTTTGGCGAGGCGCTGCACATCTGATTTCTTTTTGTAATATCGACGATCTCTGACCTGTTCGATAATTCGGTACTTCTTGACCTTCTTCATGAATCGCTTAATCATTTTCTCAGAGGATTCTCCAGCTCTATGTTTTACAGTAACGTTTGATGCCATCTCATTAGCCTTCCTAAATTAGTTTTCCCCAATTGTTGTTGAGTATATTTGAAATGTCAACTCCTGCATCGGATGGTTCAACACCCTCCATTACATTCCCTACATTTCCTGTTTCAGTCTCTGCAGACCTCATAGGCGTTGTTCCTTCGAACACATTTACACCACCATAAGAGTCGGTGCCAATGGCCTTGAGCATCTTTTGCTTGGTCTCGTCAAGCTTTCTCTTTACATTGTCCACTCCCTGCTTTTTTCTCTTGACAGGGGCGTCGATAACTGCTTTTGTTTCGACGATTGGAGCAGCTCCTTGGGAATAGCCTTCCACAACTTGGGAGACAATATTCTTCAATAAACCCTCTTCGTAGAGGGACTCTCTCACGCACTCGGCAATGATTGGTTTTAATACTTTTTTAAGCTCACTCTTCTTCATTTATGCCTTCTTTCCACGGTAAAGATCACCGCCAGGCTTTAGGCGTTTTGCCATTGCTTTGCGGGGTGGTGTGCAAGTTGACTTGCTCATAGGGGTGCAATATCCTTCGTGGCCCTTGTCGAGTGCTTTATTTAGATCGAGCTTTTCCTCTTCGAAAACTGGCTCATAGTCTTCGGCGCCGTCGAGGGATTTCTCTCCCTTAGTGGCACTTCGATTTTGATCCCCCTTGTTGCCGCCCCAAGGCTTCTCTTTCTCTGCTTCTCTTGAGTGATAATCTAGTGCGCCTTGTTGATTGTGCGACAGGGCGCCTTTCTTCCTCATCTTATCGAGAGTTCTCGCCTGGTGTGTATGGCTGTGTGGGCCTTCGCCCAAAGCCTTGAAAATCTCCTGAACCACGATCTCGTCGAGGCTTGTGGCCAGAGCTGCGGATGCTTCTGATTCCTCTTCGTCTGCCTCCGATTCTTGTGTAGCAGGACTGTCGTCCATAATGCTTTCCTCGATATCAATAAATTTAAAGTTCGCGACTTCTTCTTTGATAATCTGTTTTAATCTTGACTTGCGGATTTTCATTATTTATTCTCCCACGGCTTTAAAATATCATTTAAAGCTCTATTGATTCTATCTGCTTTGGTAACAATGGTATTCCTTCTCTCTTTATTTTCTTTCATCATAAAAGCGCCAGTTGTAGATGGCTCAGAAACAAAGTCAAAGCAGATAAGCTGAAAGTCGTCTTGGACTGTTGTTAGTCCGGCTGATTCGGCAACGGAGCCCAACCCACGAGAGGAGATTCCCAGTTTGACGCCGCCGTCAACAAGTGAGCGCAAAATTTGGCCCGATGGTGTATTGAGGAGTTGTACTTTTCCCTTAACGTCTTGGCCGTCCCACCAAATGTCCGTAACAATGTGAGATGCATTTTTAAGGTTTACGACGTCAGAGTCTGGATGATCTAGTTCTCCGACGGCTCTTCGATCACGGACAAGCTTCTTATAGTTTTCCACTTCACGTTCCAGAACCTTAGAAGGGTAAACTCTTCCGTTGCCATTTTTGGCTTCGGCTCTCTGCATTACCCCAGTCAAGAACATGTGACCTTCTTGGACCATTCTCTTTTCTGCTTCTGTGAGCAGATCTTCGCATGTCCCATTCGGGCAAAGTTCGTAATATTCTGTTAATAAATACTTTGACATCAATCTCTCCAAATCAAAAGACGGGCTTTACCCGTCCGAGTCAGTTACCCTTGCAGCAACGTCTTACTGGCTGTAACATCCACTTTTTTGTCATGTAGTTCATATTTAATTCCCTCGTCTCCGACACTCTGGCAGAGTATATAACTTGTGCCAGAAGAAACACAACCCAACAGAAACCCTGTTAGGATGCTATTATCAAAGGTAAATAGTGTCGTAAAATCGTTTATTCCCCAAAGAATTAGACCAGACCAGAATCCGACGCACATCGAACAATTAAAAAGACAGCCCAGCCAGCCATTAGATGGGCGTATCTTATCAAATATTGTACCATAAACTATGATTTGTGTTAAGCCATAAGCACACAAAACAAACATCAAGAGGTTCATTAGACGTTCCAGTATCCTCTCAATTTTCCGATGGAACCCTTTTTTGCAGCCTGTGGCACTTCGCCAAGTTCTGTAGTTTCATCAGCTGGTGGGTCTGTCCAGTCTTCCACTTCAGCTTCCTTATAAGCCTTCTCATACATAAAGTATGGACGTTCTTCTTCCATAAACTTACCAACGGACATCATAAATACTTTAGTGGCATCAAGACCACCGATAGGTTTGGGAACTTGCCCTTCAATTGAGCCATATACATTTCCGCCCTGAACGGTGCCTGGCGTAACAACGCCGTGAGTAACCAAATATTCAAACAGCCTGTTTTGGGCTGCATAAACGACATCGCTCTGTATGTCCTTTGCGAATGTCAAAACTCTTCGTGAAGTTGGCCTGTAAACAATATCTATATCAATATGATCCATGATCATAATGTTTCCGTCTAAGGAGCGTCTGGCATTCATCTTAAAGCTGATCGTCTCCGGCTTTGCATCTCTCTTTTTATTATCAGACTCTGGGTTGGCGTCTATATCAATTTCAATTGTCATTCTGATTCCACCTCCAAGACAAAGTTCTGAATATCCATAACCTGTCGAATAAGTTCCTCGTCGATGGGCTTTGTGGCCATTGCCTCTAAGACCTTATATACTTTTTTGGTTGACTCTTCCATTTCTGAGTCTTCTTTGATCTCTTTTACCGCCAGTGATTCCTTCACTCGCTCTTTTAAGCGGCCAACTTCCTCATTCATATACACCTTAAATTCAAGACCGTTGTCTCCCACTGAAGAAATGTATTTTCCGAGAAGTTGTTTTTGGTTCTCTGGGAGGATCTCTGAATATGATTCATTGAAGTTTTTAACAAATGTCTTATAGACCACTCCGTCAACCGATTTCATCTCTAAATCTTCTTGGTTCCCGACCATAGCATCTACCACTACGTTCTCTAATAGTACGCGATCTTTAACCTTCGCGTCACTGTTAAAGAGTTTAGAAATGGTTGCTAAATATTTGTAGTTTCCTACAAAATTAGAAAAGACAGATTTAGAAAGAGTCTTGTTTATCTTATTGATTAGTGCGGTCTGTTCGGCAAACAATCGCTTAGTGCTGATTTCTGTGTGAACTCTCTTTGCCTCTTTTACTATATCGGCGGCGAGGGGGCGCTCTTGTTCCGAATGCTCACTGAGTGATTGGTACAACTCTAGCTCTTTTCGTAACTCTGTGCCTTTTTTGAAGTGCTCTTTCACAATCGAAACAACTTTCTTCTTCTTCAAATCGTCCTTTTCAATAATAGCTTTTGTCATCTCTTGACTTAGCGCCTCGAAGATAAAAGCTGTGTTTCTTTTCTTGTTGTGTTTTGCTTTCATTATTGCTTCTCCGGCTTGGGCTTCTTAGAAAGTGCGTCTGCAAAAGATCTTAATTCCTGATTAGCCTGTAAAATTTTATCCTCTTCTTCTTTGTAATTAGTGTCCTTCGACTCAAACAGTCCACTAGAAAGAGTTTGTAACCCGTCTAGACCGGGAACGACATTTGTTTTTCCTCTAGATCTTTTGTGTCCACCAGCTTGGGAGTCCATACTATAGTTTCGGGCTGCGGCTTTGTGGCCACGTTGTCCGCGTTTTTTGTATGCTTTTCCCTTCGACCTTGGTGTAGTGGTGTATTCACCAATGGCTGCTTTATCGCTTCTTCTTCCGGGTGGGGCGACCAACAAGGTTTCGTCATCGCCTCCAGCATCGTCTCCGCCAAGATCATCTCCGCCAAGATCATCTCCGCCAAGATCATCTCCACCGAGATCGTCTCCGCCGAGATCGTCTCCGCCGAGATCGTCTCCGCCAAAGTCGTCGCCACCAAGATCACCACCGCCGAGATCTCCGCCTTCTGGAGCTTCACCAGCGGCTTCGAGAGCGGCAGACAGTTTGCGATCAAAGAACATCTCTCTCTGCATACGAACAATCTCGTCATCTGTAAGGCCGAAGATGTTCGCTGCGATCCAACGCTTACTAAAGAAAGCATCAGTCGCTCCCTGAGCAACATCGAACTTTGTTCTCCAGTGCTCAAGTTCTTGAAGTTCGGCAATTTTGGATGGATTGTTTAGACTGAGAGTGAAGCTGACCAGATCGTCTCCACGGAAGCCAAGAGTATAAAGATGGATGATTCCAATCTTAGAAATCTCAGAGAGAGCACTTCGCTGTAAACGCTGAATGGTTCTTGCAAAGCGAATGTCTTTCTGGGCCAGTGTGGATTTATCCTCATCAGCTCCTTCACCTCTGGATAAGTAAGACTGTGGCACTTTGAGTGCTGAGAATAATTTGTCTCTTAAGTATTTAACGTCATCTATGTCTCCTGTGAACGTTCCACCTGGAAGGGATTCAATCTTTGAGGAGGAGTCTCCGCGAACGGGCATAAAATAATCTTCTTCTACCGAAAGAGGATTGTATCTCAAATCGACCCTTCCAGTTTGAGAATCAACAACTTGGTTTCTTTTCATCTGTGTCATAACACGTTGCATATACTGCTCAACATCTTGCGGGGCAATGTTGCCGACGTCAATGTAGAACACTCGTCGTTCGGGTGAACGAACAATCCTATAAGACATCATGGCATCTTCTAACAGTAGAAGTTGACGCCAGATGCGACGAGCGGGTTCCAATACAGAAGTTCCATATGGACTGTATTTGTCATTACCAAGAATGCGGAAGTGGGCCATTTGCCAGTTTTCAAAAGTTAAACCACCAGAGTTCCATTGGAATTGGACATAGTTGGGGTTCGTTGGGTCTTCTCCTTCGAGTCTCTCTATCTCTTGCGGAGGCAAGCCGATGCAACTCTTTACGCCAGTTTCTTCGTCGATGTCGAGGTACAAAAAGAAGTCACCATATTTACACATTGTTCGACACCAGCCGAACATATTAAATTGGAGATTTAAAACATTGCTATAAAGAGATGTAAGGATAGTTTTTATCTCTTCGTTTTGACAGTGGATATTGAGCATCTCTTGAATGTCAGAATATGTTGTCATCTCATCTGCATAGATATCTAGCGATGAGGCGATCTCTGGAGTGTATTCCATTTGATCAAAGTCCATATACCGCTCTGCGCGGTTTTGGTTTGAAATCTGATTTGTCTGCATGACATCGAAGGGGTTGTATGTTGCCTTCTTAAATTGTCTGCCGCTTGCTGACTTGAATTGGTATTTGTATTTGTCTAGGTCTTTGCGGCGTTGCCGTCGGGCCATCTGGACACGACGATTCACAATCGGTCCTGAGAAAAGTCTAGTCAGCCGCTGGAAGAGAGGTGATGATGGGTTTCTGGGGTTTGAACTTCTATCTGCCATATTTTATCCTTTGTAAAGCCACATAAAGTCTTGATATTGTTTCTGAATATCTTCTCTATCTCTTGCCTTTTCTATGTCTAGATTACTATTATAACCCACTTGGCCAGGAATTTTAGTATTTATTTTCGTATTTGCTACAATCATTGCGTCCAAACAAGCCTTACTATATTCTACGGACCTACTATTCGTAAGTATCGCAGTGTCTCTAACCCAACACGCAATAGCAAGAGACATCATGAGGTCATCATTATATCCTCGCATTGCTTGCGGTCGACCGTTATTCCATACGAATGTTCGCATTTCGCTAATTAGACGCACAGAATACACTTTAAGTAGTTTATTTCTGATATATTCTTCCAATTTTGCTATGATTAAGGGTCTAGTCTTCATTGAAGTGGTAAATCCAGGAATGGCAGACGACTTAGTTTCGGCGACCAAGGGATCTACATACTCGTGGGATCCCTTCTCGGAATAGTAAAGGTTTGGATACTGCAGCTCTATCAATTTCTCTAAAATGTTAAAACCAATGTTGTTGTTTTCAACAACCAGCATGCAGTTGCCGTACTCTCCACCTGTCGTATTTAAGATTCCTGCGAACTGTTCAAGGCTTGGTTTGCCTTGGTATTCAGCGACGACTTCCATTGATTCCAACTTTACAATGTTGAAAACTGAGAAATCTTTTCCGTCGCCTCGTGCAACGTCGGCAACAAGGAGATATGAGTCCTCTGGCTTAAACTCTTCCCACATCCACAGATTTCTATCGAAGCCCGTTTTATACTTAGGCTCCAAGACAGATTCTTCAAGTCTGCCAATATCATCAGGGTGAATGACTGACTCGCCGGAAGCAAGGAAGGAACATTCCAATTCCTGTGCAATGTCGCGGCGGGACATATTCCGAGTCTCTTTTTCGAACCAGGAT